AACGATGTGATTGTAATGCTCGACCATCTTCACCTGTGCCGTGTTGTTGACATCGGCCTTCAGGTAATCAGGCGCAAGCTCAGTGACCTTTGAAACATAGCCTTCAGCAAGGGTTCTAAATTCCTCGGGTTCAAACGGGTTGTCGGCAGCTATCTGATTAAGATTCTCGGATACATCGATTGCCAACTGTTGCAGATAACGCTGGCCGACCATCTGAGTGTATTTGCGGTCGAAGATGCTTGGTGCGAGCAGACCGTTATCACCAATCGGCACAGTCGGTGCCATGAGATTGCCGTCACCGTCGCGCTCAAAGTTCAGCGCACCAGCAGCAACGATAGCTTCCTGCGTGCGCTTGTCAGCAGCCTTTTCAAATTCACGATTCGCAAAGGTAGCAGCAGTTCTCACTATCGCCGGGCCAACGCTTTGTGTCGTAGGCAACCGGACCTGTGCTGTGGTTATTCCAATTCGTCTATTTTCTCTGGCCATTACGTTGGATTCCCAAAGACAGTGAGTGTTTTAGCCTTGGCCGGAATAGGCGACATCGGCAACCCGGACGAACTAACGGTAGTCGGTCCCAGAACTGATGTCTTTTGAAGTTGCGCTCGCGCATCCAATCCGCCGGCGACAATGCCTGCAACCTCAAAGATTCCTGAAAGCTGTGCTGCCCTGCTGTTGGATTTTAGAATTGAAATCTGTGCAGAGATGCCAGCTCTCGCAGAAAACTTATTGAATCGGATGTTTGAGATATCCTCAAAGCCCATCTGAAAATTGAAGGCACGCGCGGCAAGCAGAGAAGGCGAAGCCCACGCTTCGATGCCGCTGTTCTGCACAAGCATATCTTCGTTGGCCAGGCGCAATTGAATCAGCCTTGCATTCTCGTCATCGAGCGCCTTCAGCTCGAGCGCGCGAAGCTCTTGCTCAAGGATCTGTTCACGACGCTTGTTCGCGTTAATCTGGTCAATGGTTGTGACAACGGTTCCCGCTGCCATTGCCGCCATTGCTATATAGAAAGTTGCACCACCGTCAGCCATTAGTATTCCACCTCTGCGCCAAGTGAAAGCGCCTCACATGGCACTGGAATGTCGTTCACGATTGTAAGCGTTGGTCGCTCATCGTAGCCAAACAGATAAAACTTTCGCACCCCAGTAATGAGGTCCGGCTTCACTGACAAGTCAGAACCTGCGATGAATGTCGTTATCCTATGACCCTCGATCTGAATTGCCGCCGTCGAAGCAATGTAGACATCAGCAGATACAATACGTTTCGGCATCCCGCCTGTCACACCGTTGCTGTCTTTGATTTCAATCGGCATGATTTCAAGAGTCTGCACAAAGCCATAGCCAATAGTGATGTTGTCCACGGTGATCGAGCCAAGATCAATCGTATCAGCGGCATAAGTGAACTCACCGAGAAAGTAATCAGGATCGTTGTTCGCCTGAATGACACTCGTTCCGACCTGAATCAGCTCGTCGGTCAGATGCGGAGCATCGCCTACCCAGACTGATTTTGATACGTCAGATGCCTGCACCGCAGAATCGAGAGTGACATCGAGTTCAAAGCGTTCAATGAAGATCCCGGTTGGTCGATCGACAAGCGCATACATCTTGTCAGCAATCACGGTCAGAGATTTGTAGTCGCCCTGGGTCTGCCAGATTCCCCACGTTCTGATCTGTTCGGCGCGAGCTGCGTGATACCACGTTATGCTGCCGTCGCCATTGACAAAGAAAGCAATCTGCTCTGGCCTGTCATAGCCACCGTACAGCACTTCTACTTCCTGAACGTCTTGAATAAATTCTTCAGCAATCAGCGAGATAGCATCCGATGAGTAGCCGCGAAGCTGGTCAATCCAAATGAACTCACGGACAGCGTTGCCCTCTGCTTGCAAAAATATCGTGGACTCATCAAATAGTTTTGGCTCGATCAGGTTATTAGAACCGTAGCGAGTTTGCTTGATAAGGTTGAATGTCTCAGGAATTAAAGGGGTGTCCTCTGTCTGCGGAGCGTAGAACTCGCCGGCGTCAGTGAACACCTGTAGGTGACGACCGCTGACAATATCGTTAATCATGTTCACCTGTTTGTCAGAGATCACGACTTGAATTGAGTCAGCAGGGAACGCATCTCCTACATCGAAGTTAAAAAACGCAGCAACCCTCGACCCGAAGATATGGGCTGGAAGTGAGGAACTACCTGCAAGCCAAAGGCGCTGCGAGTGGAACTCGATCACTGATGGGTACCCGTTCTCATCGCTGAAAGCTTCCTCATCCCAATCAGACGATGGAACCGGATTCACGTTCGAGTTTGCTGTTATCGTTGCGATGTTTCCGCTGATAAGCCCCTCAACTTCTTCAGTTGACAGAGCCGGGAAAGTACCGCCGATCATTCCAATTGTAATCTCGTTGGTCGTCTTTGAGATCACCTGTCCTTTCACGCCAGAGTCGCGCCCGACAATTATTTCATCAATCTCAAAATCGCTGGCAGCATCGGTCGCGCCGAACTGAAGCACAGCGCCCGGATCCAAGTCCTCGAGGATCGTTCCAACCGCAGTGAAGCTCGGTGGAGCTGCTACCGAAGTGATGAATATCTGCTTGCCACGGTAGCGGATCGCGCGGTTTACATGGCGTGCTTCAAATATCTGCTCGTTGGAAGTGATGGTGACAACATCGCCTTCATCAAGCCCGTTCACTTCAATTGTATTCTTCAGCGCCACAAACTTTACGAACGGCATTGCCTTCGGGTAATCACCCGCGATATTGAATCCCTCAAATTCGTATTCTTCCTGCTGGAAGTTGGTTGCATCGAGGCGACGAATCATTATCGGCAGGAACAGCTCATGCGCGAGGAACATCACATCAGCGGTCTGCGTGATCGACAGCTTCTTGACAACTTGCTCGCTCCAAAAAGTTGCCGGAGTTCCAGTTATCGTTACGGTATCGATTATCGCGCCAGTTTCCTCATCATAGATAGTGATCTGATCAGGAGAAACATCGAAGGAAAACAGATAGGTCTGAACCTCATTGAAGACGAAACCCTCAATGCGGATCGAAGCGTTATTGGTATCGAGAAAAAGAGATCCCGGCCTGCGCCGCATTCCACCTGTGACCTTCGGCCACCAGTTATCGAGCTGCCGGCAACCGTTCTCGTACTGAGCCAGGTCGAGGCGACCAAGCATCCCCTCGGACAACAACCCGCCTGAGAAGTTGGTTTGAAAGTTTCTGAATTTTGGCATTACCGATTACGCCAAAATCTGTCAAGACTCCCGCTCCTGTTTCTAACGAGCCTGCGAAGGTTGACCTTCTGGTTCGTCTGAGCCTGAGCGTCTTCGGTCTTCGCCTTCTTCCAGTGCTCGTCAGCTAGACCCTTCATCGAGCCTGCAATATCTTCCTTGCGAGCAATCGAGAATGAAAGCATCGTCGCCAGCCGGTAGATAACAAGCAATTGAAAGTACGGATTCCAAAGCGACTCATCAGCGCGGAAGCGATACTTGAGAAATACCGTATCGTCTTGTGTATCCATCGTGTGAATCTGATCTTGAAACCGATCGTATTCGATAATTCTGCTGCGGCCAGTAGTACCTGCGCCACCGTCATTGACGAGCAGGGTATCAACAGACAGCACATCATTCGGAATCTGGTACGCGACATTGAACCGCGTATCCGGTGGGTCAACGAGAAGGTTCGGAGTCAGATCAAAAGTCTTTGTCGCAAAGCGCCACTTGTAAAGCGACAGCTCAGACAAAGTGATCAGCTCGTACCACTCGTTGCAGAAAATTGACTCGGCAGTTCCCTGAGTAAAACTTGTGATCGGGTTGACGCCAGCACCGAGACACGCCTTGTTTGAATTATCGATCCGATCCGCTTCAGCCATAATTAAATAGGGCCGAGGCTAGACTAGCTAACCCCGGCCCGACTCCTTTAGCGCCTGTCGCTTAAGTTACAGCAACAAGCGTAGTTACAGACGCAGCACCGTCAGCCGAAGTCACCCCGAGAGTGTTAATCAGGTTGAGGTTCGTATCACTCACGACAATGATATCGCCGTTGTTGATGAGGCCAGATATCTCGTTAAAGTAATCAGCCGCTTCAACTACAACGATCGCATCGACAAGCGACTTGTAGTACCACGCAGTCATTGTGCCAAGTTGCAGACGGTTCATCTGCGTATTGTCAAAGGCACACGGAAGGAACCGGAGAGCAAATTTTATGAGAAAGTTCTTCAATTTAGGTCTCCGTTGAGCGAATGCGATATCCACCGAGGTCATCGATGAGACAAGCATTCATAGACATGGAGCCAACCGCGAGGTGCGACTGTTCCTTGCCCTGCCAGGTGATGTCCATTTGCACATCCTGCCCAGAGGCGTGACCAACCGCTGACTTATGGTAGGCGACGTTCTGACGAACGGTGCCACCTGTCAGGGTCAATCCTGAGAAGGAAAAGACGTGGAAGGAAAACCACATTTTCGCGCTGAAGCCGACCTTCGGGAAGGGCAGATCAGATTCTGGAACGAAGTCCAGAGATGCGAACTCTGTGATATTCATAAGGTTAGTCCAGCCTTGCGGAGCAACAGCAAGGAATCGCTGGCCATCGTCGGGAACATCGCCATTGCCCATAAACTCATAGGCTTCCTCGACCTTAACTTGTGTGACCACGCCAGCGGCGGCAGTCTCACCTGAGAAGGTGTCGGTAATGGCGGTAATGTCCGCGTCAGATGCACGACCCAAAGCAGCAGCGATGGAGGTTGTTACTGCTCCACGCTCGTCATGTTCGATCTTCAGCTCGTCCAGCTTGTCAATGAACTCACCGCCATAGCGATCAGCGAGAATACATTCGACGTTGGTGTGAACGAGATTAAGAATCGGAACCTGACCGCCTCGGGTCTTGGTGCCTGCGATCCCCTTACCTATGATCTGGAAGGTTGTGGACTTGCCGACGACATTTGTTTTTCGCCGCACAGTGTTGAGCAATTTCGATCCAAATCGCTGGTAGGCGAGATGAACTTCTGACTCGAACTGTTTGGTGAAAGCAATGTCGATCGAGTTTGGTGCCATCGGGAAGATGAGACCAAGCAAGAATCGAAGCAAGAACATTTATTTCTCCAAGTAGATTGAGGAACCATCCCAGGTTATCTCTACTTGAAGCCTTGATCGGTTGTGCCGGGGAACCCGGGCCGAGGCGACTGGTAGCGGCCTTCGACCCGAACTATATGCCCTACTCCTGTCCCTTGTAAAGTCGCTTATACCCGTCCGATACCTTCTGGATGAATGCCGGATCTTTGGTCTGCCAGTATTTAGGATCGTTTTGCATCGAGCGAAGCTCATCCAGCGACAGCGGCGCACCGCCTGCATCTGCGTCAAAGTCGGCTGGCCCGGCTGTTTTCATAAGGACTTCCAGTGCCTCGACTTGCGCGGCTGTATTCAAAAGCGGGTTGAGTGACGTGAGCTGGTCCGCCGAAAGCTTGGACTCAAGCCAGTTGTGGACTCGTAGCATCCTATCCTGTCCGTGGTCGCCAAGCTTCTCGATCTCCTTGTTCATGTCGGTCATGTTCGCCATTTCGATGCCGACATACTCATTCAGCGCCTTATCGACGGTTTCCTGAGACATCCCGTTTTCCTTGGCGAAGCCAAAGAACCAGCTCACTAAAGGATCGTCTTCGGAGAAGTCCAGCTCGACGTTATCAGGGATCTTCAGATCGTCCGACAGGTTGACCTCGTATTTCTCTGGCGCACTTGCGCGCATTTCTGTGCGAATTTCTTCCTTCAGTACGTCGGTCTTTTCTCGGAACTTGCCCTCGAGCTCGTTGAACGACTTGCCGAGCTGTTCGGCGCGAACAGTCTTAGTATCTGGATTCCAGAATTTGTCTGCCACCCAATCTGGTTTGGCATCCGGGGCATCGCCGCCGAGCGGCTTGCGATCTCCTTCGCCGTCGCCGGCACCATCACCGCCTTTCCCATCTCCATCGCCAGCACCATCGCCACCGCCTTTGTCGTCCCCGCCATCACCGTCACCCTCACCTCTGGGAAACATCCACAACAGCCACATAAAATATTTCATGGTTTCTTGTCCTCACCGTCTTTGATACGAGTTGAAATTATGCCCATCAGCCAACGGGCTCCCTCTTGATATGGATATGATTCTGGCGGCAAGCCGGGCGGTAACACGCGACCAGTCGTTACCGACTTGAGATAGTCGAGAACATTTTTGCCAGCCGCGCTGTTGAAAATAATCGCGAACTGCGAATTAAGTTCTCTCTCAAATTTTGGCGGACGCTTGAGACCATCTGGCCCGACATACTGCATTGCTTTTTGTCTTGGCTTTTTCTTTGGTCTTATGTCCTTGCCGATTTCATCTTCACTCATTGCCCAATTTGAGCTTGCGCTGGCAGTCCTCCAGATTGTTGTGCAAGGTCTGCTGCGCTCGCTAACATCCTCTCTCGTTCAGCCTCTGGCCGCACCAACTTTTGCGGCACTTCCCACTTGGATTGCAACTCGTCAACCAGCTCATCGTGATCGATGTAAAGCTGACCAGCTTGCGGCCCAAGCATCCCAATGACATCACCCGCGAACCCGCGGATTCTCTCAATTTCCTCAAACTTCTGCGCTCTTGCGAGCGGAGACTTGGCTACGACTCGGATTGCCTTGCCGTCAACCTGCGGCATTTCCAGTATGCCGCGCTGTGTGAATAGCCACACAATGCGTTGAATCATTTTGTCGAGCCATTCGGCTTTCAGACGCCCGCTTGGTCCCGCAGTTTGTTCAGCGAGATCCTGCATTCGGGCATTGATTTCGGTTGCACTTCTCGGGGTCTGGTCGACAGGTCCGAGATTCTGGGAAAAGAGCGCCTTGCGTATATTCTCTTGCTGCTGCGATAGAACGATGTCTGCGACGTTGAAATTCGAGGGACTGTCGGTGCGTTCCAAGCCTCTGCTGTCTGGAGGTCTTGCATACACTGCGCCCGGTACGATTTCCACGTTATCGACGTTGATGGTGCCGTCGTCATCCACCTGCCAAAGACCACTGATAGCCATTTGGGAGTTTTCAAGAATCATCTCCGTAACAAGGTTGGTCGTTCTGATAGCAGGCAGGGCCGAGACCAATGGGCCGCGTCCGTACACCTCTCCTGCAGCAACCTGCCAACGTGGTGTAACGTATGGCCGGGCGCCGAGGCCGCGTGCTTCGTTGTCGAGGATCATCGACTTGTCTGCGCCGGCCACAATCTGATAGCGATAGACAGGCGTTCGCAGATCATCCCAATCCCGGTAACTTGCTTCGACCAGGTTGGTCTCTGCATCGGCTTCGCCACGCATGATGCCCTTCAGTTGTTCACTGATAACGGCGTCAGGCCAGATCAATTTGATGTCGCGGATACGGATCTTCTCGCGAACCCGGAACACACCGTCAACTTCTCTCATCGGGCCGCCCGTATCCCAGAAGGTTTGGCATTGCGGTAACGCTTTGAAGGCGAGCAGTGCGCCGTCGATACCATCATCGATGGTGAGCGTTGACCAGCCAACGGCAATGTCGGTTAAGACTTCCTGCGATTCGTTTGCGAAGTTCGAGTTGACGATCGCATCCCAGATGAACCGCCCAACAATGTCGAGTTCCGCCTGTAGCTGTTTGCGCTCTTGGGGATCTTCGATCTCCGGTCCCGGTTCGAGCCGGAACCACATGAGGTGAGATGGAATGACGCCTTGCTGGATGCGAGAAACAAAATCAGCGAGTGACACCAGCGCGGTTTCATCGAAGATTTCTTCGGAGCGTTCCTCACCCGGTACAACGTCGTAGAAGCCTTCGCGTGCTGGCATGGTCAGATCGTAAATGTCCTGCCACAAGTCTTCCCAATTGGATCGGTTCGACCTGGCTTTGCTGAAACGCTTCAGTAGTTCCTTGCCGTTGTGCTTGATCATCGGTTGCGTCCACGACCACGGGGGCCACGATTGCCGGGACCACGACCACCGCCGCCGCCTCCGCCGCCGCCACCGCCACCGCCACCGCCGATACCGCCGACATTACCGCCCGGCCCGACGCTACCACCACCGCCACCACCGCCACCCGCTGACGCGCCAGAAGAACCAAGGAAGCCTTTGAAGCCACCAGAGAGCAAGGAGAAAATGCCACGGAGTTTGTTGCGGAAGGCGAGGTTATCGCTGAATACTTTGGTTGTTTGGCGCGCGTTCTCAACCCGGAGCTGCCGCTCGCGCTCAATGGAGATCCTTTCAAGTTCTTTCTGTGCGGCTGTCTGCTTCGGACTGCTGCTCATCTTCGTCCCTCCAGGAATAGACGACCTCACCACCAGCAGCGAGGATTCTACGGTATAAACCGTATGGTGTCAGTATTACGGTATTTCCCAAACCCATGAAGCGACTGATTATGTTGCTGCAATAGGTCAGCAAGCCGCCCGCATCATCTTCCCGTTCCGGTGGGGTCAGCTCGACCACAGTGCCATG